GCTGTAGGTTTTTTCACCGATAACGTGCTTATCGCTGAAGAAAGGCAGACCATCATAAGCCTTCTCGATAAATCCTTTTGTCAGCAGTGCAAACACAATTTCATGAGACGTTCAAGGTCAACGGACTCGCGGGCGTCAAATTCCAGATATGGCGCTCTCTCTGGGTTTAATTTCCCGTTCATCGCCAGCACGGGCCACAACAGCTGCTGCGTCAGCGTTTCTGCCGACATCCATGCATCACCGACCAGCAGATCGTGACGTACTTCGTTATGTACGTTACCCAGCGCGTTCGTGGAGCTAGCACCATCGGCTTGACTGGTCAATGTTCCACCGAGGATCACCTTCGACTGCACCTTCTCGCACCAGTTCACCATATCGAGGAAGGGCGCACTCTGGCCAGCGGACGGTGAGACCAGTGAAATCTCTGCACTAGACGGAATAATACCGCCACCTTCACGTGCGAGCATCCGAATACCGCGAAGCAAGTTAAGTCGCTCACTGTCAGTCATGGAGGCATCATACTTACCGATGCGGAATGGCAGTCCGTAGAGGTTCAGGAACTGCGCCCAGTCACGGGCAGACAGGTTCTTAAACAGATACGTCCAGACAAGTACGCGAAATAGGCCACTCTGGGCGACCGGACCGGATTTGGACTTATGCTTATGCACTATCCAACCCATATCCCACAATTCCTCACCACCAATACCACCACGGTTCAGTCGGATACTGTCTAGGTCGTTCTGCGGCATGGTAAAGGCCCGTGCTGGTCGCTTATGGAACGCTGAGGGGAGCCATAGCGACCCTTTGCGCCCCCATTCGATCTCGATACACGAGAAGCCATGACCGATGGCATCCAGCATATCCATCAGCATCTCGCGAAACCCCGGCAGATGCCTCAACCACCAGTCGGCTTCCGCCGCGACTTTCTTCTCCGACTCGGTTGCATCTGGGGGCGGCTTGACGGAAAACGGCAGCGTCAGCAGCGCACGTTTGCGCTTGGACATCTCGGCGAACAGGTGGCCGTCCCGCTCTTCCATATCGGTAAACAAGTCGCTCTGGGCCTGAATATCGCCTTGCTCAGCTGCGCTGAAAAGCGCATAAACTCGCTGAATATCTAGCCCAGTGGACGGGTGGCTGACGGTATCACTGTAGAGAAAATCATCGCCTGTGCTCTGCATGGCCTGTGTATTATCGCGGGAAAAAAAGCGTTTAAACGCGGTTTTAATGTCCATTTACCATCCTCCAGATCCGAACCCATTCGAGCCATAATCGTCATCATCGTCATGCCTGCGGCGCGTCGGCGAGTCCGACTTGACCGACTCTAATTGGCTGACAGGAATAAATTCAAAGTTTCCTACGCTGGTTGACGCAATGGCAAAAAGCATGTGCAGCGCATCTGGACCATCATCGTGGTCGGCCATCGGAAAATGCATGAGCTGTTCACGCAGCGTCGCCAGCATGCGGCCAATGAGAATACGTTCGTTCTCCATAAACGGCTGGAGCGACTCTATGCGCCCGAATTTATCGGTGGTAGGGATAACCGAGCGGGCCGGAACTGGGACGCCAGCCTTTAGCGACTCTTCTATCAGTGTCTCGCGCAGAAAATCCTGAAACTGCACTGACTCAAACGCCCAAGCCACGCAGCCAAACTCGCGCTGTAGCTGGATGACGTCGGTAATAATCTTTTTTGGGCGGCGCACACGGATGTCAGCCCGAACCACCTTCAGCACTTTTTTTATGCGGTGCCAGCCGCCGATTAGCAATGCGCTAGGGTCATTGCCTCGGCTGTTATGCTTGCCTAGCGACGGGTCGCACGCGCCGAAATAAATCAGGTCAGGTTCGAGTTCCCGCCACTCGTGGATGCAGCCGTGGAAGATGGCATGCTCGCCGCTAACGGGATCATTTTGATACTCTGCATCAAAGGCGCGGGTGCCAACGCGCACACGGATCAACATGAGCGCTAGCAGCGGTCGAGCAGTCCATGAGACTCGGGAGCCTTTCAGCAGCGCTTTTTCGTGGCGATGGTAAAATGCCTTCGCCGCATTTTTCCCCTTGCCACGAAGCACGGCCTCCCACTCGTCCCACAGTGCCATATTCTCCGGCCAGACGAGAATGGCTTGAAAGCGCTTCGCGTTCCATAATGGGTTTTTCATGGTACGGGCTAGCACGGAATCGTAGTGAAGGATTGAACCGACATAGACAACGTCCATTTTGATACCCGGACCGCCGAGTGGCAGAACGGTACTATTGAGCCACTTCTCCAATTTGTCGCGTTGCTTTGGCGTCACCACGTTTTCGTCGTTCTCTAGGTCATCGAGATGAACCAGATCAGGACGATAAGCACCGTGCTTACGGCCACGCAGACTTTGTCCCTGACCTGCAGCCTCTATCTTGATACCGCTCGCGGTGAGTATGCAGCCAATACGCCACACGCGCCCTTGACCGCAAGCCTGAGGAAAATCCATTGATAGGCGTGGGTTGTAGAGCAACTCAGCCTTAATGACCTCCAGCGACTCTGCGGCCTGCGTGGCGGTATCGAAAGCGATAATGATGAACTTCTTCAGCTCGCGGACGACACACCACAGGTCGAACAACTGCTGACTGAGGGTAGTTTTTGCTTCACCACGCGGGGCGGCAATGACTTCGTTCTCACCTTCGGGGCTAACGACGACCTGTGGCAGACGCTCAAACAGGTATTCATGTAGCGGGCTGGTATCAGCGTGAACGATATGGTGCGGGAAGTAAGTTGTGACGAAAAAGCGAAACCCGGTCACCGGATCGTTAACCTGTTCCTGACGGCGCTTTACCGCCTCTGGGCTGTTATCGAAGCCGGTGCACTCATTCTCAATACGTTCACGCAACTCACCCTGAATACGAGCAATCTTCTCGCGAAAAGTCTTTAGTGAAGATTTTGATGTCACAGATTACTAACCTCTTAAAAATAAAGCCTCTCTGTGTCAGGATACTGCTGCCAACAATGACCCTTTTTAACAGAGAGGCTTTATGTCTGATACAGAACTCACTATTGACCAGAAAATTGCTGTTGCCAGAATGGTTACTGATTTAATGATTAGCGGCATTGAATGCAGAAATGGCATCGGGGCCATGACGCACACCGTACCGAGTGGACCATTGTTTCCGAACACTTTCGAGGCGGCATACCATCGGCTGGTCTCGATGCTCAAAGCTCCCGACAAACAGTAATAATCAGCACACCTGTGAACTTCTGACGATGCATGCTGCTCCATACGGGCCACAAATCATCTGCATTGCGAGCCAGAGAGCTTCTCCGGCCTGATTGATTTCAGCATCGGGATACTCTTGTGTGATAAAATCCACGATGCGCTGTACGTTCTGTTGGCGCATCTGCAGCACGTCTTTTTCGGTATATTCAGCTGCCATTTGAACCCCCATAAATTGCCCCTGCAGCCAGTGCAGCCTCAATCTGCTCTAGAAGCGCCGATTTTGCACGCCAGACGGTCTGTCCAAAGCCGTCTGCCTGATAAATCTCACCATCGATGGTTTGCACCATCAGATAATCGCTCTGAACGTATACGCGAATAATCGTATCAGCCCGCACGACATTACGGTCGTTAAGGGGAATAAACTGTTTAGCGGGTTTTTTCACCTCACCCATATTTTTTCTCCACTATCTGCTGAAACTCAGGTAATACATCGAGAAAACCTACCATCAGCGACGGATGTTTCTCGCTGAGAAAGGCCGCTAAATCTTCAACCACACCGGCTGCTACAATCAGACGGTCGGTTTCAGGCAGAATGCGCTTACTGGCGGCAATCATTTTGTTAAAACCGTCCTGTAACTTTGCCAGCAGGCTGGCGTAATCATCGGCAGGCATGCCAGCCTGACCGTCTGCACCTTCACGAGCCTTACGCAACTGCTCCATCGCGTGTTTATGATGTTCTAGGAACTCCAGCAGGAGGTCGCGGGTTATATCCTCCGGTACGCCGGATGACAGGCGGCGAGCCACGCGTTGTTTATCCCAGTCATCGCCGTTTTCCCGTGATTCACGACGCCAGCGAATCACTGACGCGACGCTAACACCGTGCATCGGCCCCAGCACTTCTGGGGCAATCCCCTGCGCAATATAATCACGCCTGACGGCATCCCTAACCGCTTTCGGGTGAGCCATCAGCGGCCCCCCGTGGCATCAGTACGACGGTCGATACGGTCATTCATGCGCTCAATCGACTGTTTGATTTCCGAGAGCATGGACATAATTTGCTCCTGATCGCGCAGAGCATCTGATTTGAGCTGAAACACCGTGTACATCTGACGGTTTTCCTCCCACAGTCGGTTGATTGTGGAATGCAGATTCTTTATCCAGAATGTAAAACCAAACGAAAAAACGCCCAATAGCGCGGTTTGCCAAAAGTCCACAATGTGTCCTGCGTCCATTTATTGCTCCTCTTCACCTGACCAGAAAAACGCCTCAAGAGCCTTGAGTTTTGCTGCGTTGGTCTGACACCAGGCACCATAATCTGTCGCATG